GTAACAATGCCTGTCAAATACCGATATGACACCGGGGTAATACCCCCTGGCTGGGCCAAACGTATCGCCCTCAATGAGAGGACATATGAATGGGATCCTAGCTGTCAGCGTGCTCCAGAAGTGGAGACTGCTGAGGGTGATCTTGAGGCTTTAGCCCCCGAAAGGGCACCTCAAGAATACGTCAAGTCCTCTGAATACCTGAGCTGTGAGAACAGTGCAGGGTTCAAGTACAAGACGTGGGCAATGAATGATTGCCTCCATATCCGGAAGAGGTTCAGATTGCCGGCTGCTGGCGAGTTATTTCTTACGCATCGACGCGAGTCGAGTGCAGAAAGCCCTTACGAGGGCTGTGGTGACCGAGATTACATCAAGGAAACCTCAGAAACTAACGTTGCCTTAAAGCTTGCCGACTACGGGAACCTATTTGACGACGCGGGTGTAGGCCTCCTCGACGAGGATTCCTACGTTTTTGGCTTGCCGGAGGGTTTTCTCAGAGAGAAAATTCAAACGCTTGACAATTTCGCGTTAGCGAAGATGCTTCCGACACTAAAGGATGGGTTTAGCCTATCCGTATTCTTAGTGGAGTTGCATGACGTACGCCGCATGTTTGTGGGATTGTTCAAAGCAATTATGAACTTTCCACGATTATTGCGACGTGCTAGAAATGCTTCTCTGCGAAAGAAAGGTCAAAAGGCGTCTGGCGCTTGGCTGTCAGCCGTTTACGGCTGGATCCCATTATTTCGAGATGTGCACACTATCTTGCTCAGACTCATCATGTTGCGGGAAGAAATTACCCGCTTCTTAGATGGGCAGGACAAGATTAAAGTGTATCACTATCGAAAGGGATTAGCACCCGAGACCTTCCGCGATCCGAGTTGGTTCTCACGATCGGAGCAGCTCACAATTGAGACTGCTGCAATCTCAGATGATTGGTATTGGGCAAAAGACCTTTTCAGAAAGGTCGACTGCACCGTAACTGACACTGAGACCGTCGGAGTTCCTTCTTACCATGCGACATGTCGGTTTCACTATGAGATAGACTCCCTTAAGGAGTTTCAGGCCGTTCTGGCCACTCTCGATAGGTTCGGCTTGCAATTCAATGTCTCTGACATATGGGAAGCTTTGCCGTTCACCTTCATTGTCGATTGGGTCGTAGATGTCGGTACTTGGTTAAAGAGATTCGATTTTCAGAATCTCTCGGTCAAAGTTGTCATCGACGACTTTTGTAGGAGTATTAAATATACTCATACGACTAAGCGTGCTGTTAGTGCGGCACCTTCCGTCCTCGTGGATGGATGGTCACCCGCACCTTTCGACGCTCAGTGGACCGCGTACCCCAGTCTTTCGTTTTCGGAGCGATCCGCAAACGTTTACATAAGGTGGAGGGGATGTCCCTCTCTGCCCGAGCTGCCCGATTATCCAGAATTTGGGGTTCCGCAAGGAATCCAACTGGTAAACGGCACAGCACTATTGGGTCAAAGACTCTTGAAAGAGGGACTTTGATCTTAACCCCAATCCGTCTGCGTTGCGCAGACACAACTGGAGAACCCTTATGTTCACAGACCCGCTTGTAGCGAAGAAAGACACAGCCTCCGCGGCTGATCGTTCTTACTCGCTTATTCAGAACAATGGAACGGGCTCCGTCCGGATTTGTGTAAGTCCGGTTTCGGTTGGCGTCGAACCAAAGTACCTGAAGATTTCCCACAATACTGCTGGGAAAGGTGCGAGAATTCGCGACCGCCACTTGGTGAGGTTCGAAACCCCTACCATGATGGCTGATGGGACGACATTGGATGACAGCTTACCGCTGGTAATTCAATGCACCCTCGATGTACCCCGCCACGGCGTTGTAGCCGGTGGCACAGTGGGTTCATTGCGTCAGCTCTGCGGTTTCTTGCGTGGAGTCAGTGGTTCGGCTACGCCGGACTGGACTCTGATCGCAGACCGTATTCTCATCGGCGAATTCTAAGCCAATGAGGACGCTGCCGTCGCTTCGCTCGATTGCGGAACATGTGTTCGGACGGGTTTGGAGGATCAGCCTAATGAGGCGATCTGAAAAGCCAGAGATGGATCAACTTTGCGTTGATCTGCTCATCCGCGTATTGAGTGACACTGCTACCTCTCTAGGTCTCAGGTACTCCTCGTTGGAACGTGACATAGAGTCACTGAAGACGAGATCTGCCTCCGAAGGTACGTCGTTCTTGACGAAGACGTTACCATTGTTGGGCAAGGCGCTCGATAAGGCCTTGGCTGACGATAGTGAGCTTGTAGTCCCACCGCAATTTGCGGCTAAGGAATACGGGTCCGGAGTAATCCCTGTTTTTATGGGGGAGCTCTGGAAACTCATTTTTCGTGCAGACGGACAGATCCGGAGATGCGATGCTGACACCTGCAACTGCAGGATTGAATTGCTACCACTTGCGCCCGATTCTCGGGTGCCTGTATGCGGCAGCTCAGCGCGTCAGGTCGCGGCAGTAAGAGCCATACGTCAGGTGTGTTACTTGGCGTATAAGATGGAGGGTGCACACGCACCAGACAGTGAGACCGAAGTTCAGCTCAAATTTGTAGAGACTGATCGATCACTCCCTGCGGTGGGGGAAGAGTTACCCCTATCACCGTCGACATCTAAAGCACTGGAGAGTGCCAGGATGCTGATCTGGTTCGTACTGAGAGGGTTCGACCCCCTCGACATCCTACCAGGGCACGGCCCGGGCGCAGTCGCTGGAGGTGAGAAAGCCTGGAACAAAATGAAGTTCAAGACTTTCTATCCACAGTTGGACGAAGTATACGGTTATCCGGATTACTTCTACTTCAACTATGGGCACCTCTGCGAGGACTTGGATCATTTGGAGGGACTGACCTGTTGTCAGACACCTGTGGCAAAGGCCACGATTGTTCCCAAAGATTCAAGAGGTCCGAGATTAATCTCTATGGAGCCACTAGAAATCCAGTGGATTCAGCAGGGGCTTGCTAGGCGTCTCATGAAAAGACTTGAGAGCCCGTCGAGCCCTACATGCGGATTCGTAAACTTTACGAATCAAGAGGTTAATCAAAGATTAGCCCTAGAGCATTCGAAGGGAGATGGCACTTTGGTGACATTAGACCTATCGGATGCAAGCGACCGTGTCTCCCTATGGTTGGTAAGGAAACTGTTTCCCGCAGAAGTGTACAAAGCATTGTATGCCTGTAGGAGTCAGCGGACACTCCTCCCAATGGGACACCTTGTGGAGCTGAAGAAGTTTGCGCCAATGGGCAGCTCATGCTGTTTTCCCGTTGAGGCATTAGTCTTCTGGGCTCTCGCGGTTGGCTCTCTCAAAGACATATACCAAAGTCGGCACATAAAGTGTCTTCCGGACGTATATGTCTACGGTGACGACATAATCGTCCACAGGGACGATTATGGTAAAATCCGTCAGGTCTTCGAGGAGCTTTTCTTACGCTTCTCTGACCACAAATGCTGCACCGGCCGATTCTTCCGAGAATCGTGTGGCACAGACGCCTTCAAAGGCCAATCTGTATCGCCAGTCCGGCTAAGATCTGCATGGACGGAAAACTTGTCGCCAAAGGCCCTCCTATCCTACGTCGCGTATGCGAATGCGCTGCGAGGCGAAGATAGGGGATACGTTTCTGCTTCTGATTATCTAGAAGCGCGTATCCAGCAGAGTTATGGCGCTCTTCCGATCAAGGTAGGTACCGAGGGTTACCCCTTAGCATACTACCGCAAAGACGGAAGCCAGGAAGATGTTGAGGCGTCACTGAAACCCTTCAAGATTCGCTATAACAAGCGATATCAGAGAAGGGAGGTGCTCTTGCCCCACGTTCTCCCCCGCACTAGTGAGTGCGAACGCGCGTCATACTGGGAGGAAGCACTCCAAAGACTCCGAAAAGGGCCTCCAGACCCATTCGGTGTTGGCGGAGCCTACGTCCCCCCGGGCCGCTACGTTTTACCTCATAACGTTAAACTGAGGTGGGACTGGACAAGCATTGAATGCTTGTTCAGCTGAGCGTACCATGTACGTCGGGAGCAAAAGAGAATCCACCCTACTTGTAG